CACCTGCCAAAGCAGTATTGTAAGGAGCGAAAGCAGCGTTCTGTAAGCCGTAACCAGAAGAAGCCAAGCCCAAGCCACCAGACATCAAGCCTTGACCGAATGTAGTCTGAGCTTGACCTTGCTGTTGAGCTTGACCTGCCAATTGAGCATCCTGCAAAGCCATAGCATTGTAGTAGTTAGCCAGTTGAGGGTTACCAGCAGCCAAACCTTGAGCGCCTTGTGTGTAACCTTGGTTAGTAGCGCCTACAGCCAAACCACCACGACCTTGTTGGAACTGTTGATTCTGCAACTGAGCCAGTTGTTGTTCACGACCGGGAGCCAAGAGTTGTTGTTGTTGTTCCATGTACTGCTGAGCAGCAGCCTGAGGCGACTGAGCAACGTACTGCTGACCCAAGTTAAACAAGCTGTTAGCGCCTCCCATGGCTTGCTGTTGAAGACCTTGAGCACCCCCTACGTTAGCTAGGTTCTGACCTGCGTAGCCTAGAGCACCTTCGCGCATAGCTGCAATGTCAGGAGCTACTTGGTAGCCAGCGCCGATCAAGTTACCATCAGGGCCGTATTGGAAGCCTGAAGTACCGAATCGAGAGGTAACACCTACAGGGCGGAACTGAGCGTTGTTAGCCGCTTGTTGTCCTAGCGCTAGTTGCTGTTGAGCTAAAGAATTCTGGCTGTTAGCGACATTGTTAGCTGCGATGCCAGTACCTAGGGCGCTAACCCCAGCTGTTAAAAGACCTGTGTAATCTGGATTCATGGGTGTCATTAGTATGTGCCTCCGTCAATCGTAGCTGTAAATGTGCCTGAGACAGTTAGGTTCACAGCTGTTGCAGTGCCTGTCAGAGTTGAGTTGTTAGTATCTGCCTTGCTTGCGACAGCCGAGGCGATATTGTCGTATTCAGTGTTGATCTCAGTGCCTTTGATAATCTTACCTGCGTTACCGGAGTTAAGAGCATCCTTGGCAGCAAAGTTAGTGCTTTTGGTATAGTTTGACATGTTACTGTGTTCTTCCTGCTTTTACGTAGACATCGAGCTTCTGGATTGAAATAGACTTATTATTAACTGTGGTCTCAAAACCTAGCTGTAAGGTTCGCCCTGTACCGCCTACGTTAATAATCTTGTTGTCAAAGGCTGAGCCACCGTACTCACCGATGTTGTACTCAGCTATGTTGTACTCAGCTACAGAGGCATTGGCTAAGTTAAAGTTACGACTGTTCAAGATGTCGCTAAAGTCAAAGCCAAAGCGCATAACGACAGGGTATCCACCGCCGCCAATGACAGTAACACCAACCTTCTTCAATATCTTTAATGTAGTTGGGCTACCGAAGTCAAAGTAGTTAGTGTAGTACTTCAGCAAGTAGGTACTAGCGTTGTCCAAGTAACCGCCGTAGATGCCTACGTATCCTGTCTTACCGAACAGTACTGTCTTAGCTCTAGTGTACTTCATTGCGTAAGGGATAGAACCATCCCAAGTAGTTACCCTAGCAGCCCCATTCTGGAGGACTCCTCGCATATCGAAACAATAGACAAGACCACGAGTAGGGAGAGCAAGCAAATAGAAAGCATCTTTATCACTGTATACAGCACTAATCTCATCCTCTGTTTCAAGTGAAATCTCAGCTACTAAGTCATCACGGACGTTAGCGCTTATGTCTCTCATAGGAGCTGACTTCTCTTGGACTGTACGCTGCATTGAGCGCACACCTGAGTCACTAAGGAAGATAATATCAGAGCCTGTGACTACAACACTATCTCTAGCCATGCAACCAACACCTGTCAAAGTGTCAGCTAAGGAGAGTTTAGTAGTGTCATCAGCATTAGCGTAAATCAGTACTTGTCTACGACCGAAGATGTACAGGTAGTGGTTATGGATAGCCATGCCCATGATCTCATCAGCACCATTAGGCCATACTTGAGAGACATCCAAGACACCTGCGCTACCAGTTGAGAACACCTGACCAGTTAATAGATCACTGAATTGAACAGTATTCTTGTCCGTAGCTGTATTGGCTGACCATGTACGACCGTAAGCGCTAATAACGATATTAGCATTCTGGACAGTACCTGCGTACCCTGAAAGCTCCGATACTCTCTTAAATGTAGTTGTGGAGACAGCAGGGTCAAATACCAAAGGATCATGTCCAGATTGATACAGGTATAACCTACCGTTCAAAGGAGCCATCATCCAGTTAGATGCTGAGATCGTAGGAGCTGTACCCCCACCACCGTAGGTTAGCTTAGTAAGAGTAGTACCTACTAACTTAAATAGGAAGTTATTACCGCCAGCGATAATGTAGCTAGTACCTGCATTAGTGATCAATTCACCAATGGAATGCACCTGAGCTGTGCCTAAGTCACCGTTAACTGCGTGTCCTGCTGTCCAGCCCTTACGAGCACCGATACGACCGAACTTGTCGATAACGCAGTTATTAGCTACAGTCGCGTACCCATTGTCAAGGCTCACTGAAGAGTCCTGAGTATTCAGGCCATTAAAGCCCGGAGCAGCGATAGAGGTTGTTAAGAGCTTTTCAGCCATATTTACACTGGTGACCAGTTATTAGAGTACTCATCACGAGTACCCTCTAGAGCCACAGCATCAGCTAGGGCAAGACGGTACATTTGATACGCTTCAGAAGCTTGTAAGCCCCCATCTTCACCGCGCTCAGCAATAGCTTTAGAGTAAGCTAATAGTTGTACTAAGTGCGGAGGAACTTTAATTATATCACTACTATTAGAAAAGTCAAGTTGTGGGATAAAGAGTTCAAAACGTAGGTTGTACACTGCATCAGGTAGAGGCCATACTTCAACTTTGGTGTCTCCATTGCTATCCACTCCACGGTAGCAGTACCTAGTAGGAGCTGCTTGTTGCGTTGTACCGATGTAATACTGTCTATTAATCCAATTAGGATCGGTAGCTATCATCCCAATGTCCTGAGTGTCATTGATGACATCTTGGGTCTTGAAACGACTACCAATCCCTGTCAAGGAGTAAGCACGAGTGCCCGCTACAGTTGCTAAGGTGATAGTGGCATCTAGGCCATTCCAGCCGTAAGCGTCCTCTACTTCTCTCTTGGCATCGTTAACGAAGACACCAATGAGAGAGGAATAAGGTGTATCGGACACAGCGGTAACCTCAGTCTCACGTAAGCGAACTAAGATATTATTAACTATTTGTAAGTACGTAGTTGCCATTTATTAGAATCCTTGTTTCTTCTCAAGCTCAAATGTACAGATAACACTGAAAGCGCTACCTGCCTCAGGAGTCATGTGTACTTGGTCACCCTCTTCTAGGACTACGCCTGTATTGGGCGCACTAAACTGGAAGTACATCTTAGATGTGAACGGGTACTGCTCTAAGACAGCTACGTGTATAGCTGCGCTTGTGTCGTACCAATCAATAGATAATGTCTTATTTGTACCTTGTGAATTATGTGCGTAACACAATGTCCATATTGCTGTGTAGCCAGTTGGAACTGTGTAGACTGTGGTTTCTACACCGGCAGCTAAGTTCTTACCTACTGATATTACTCTCATTTGCTACCTTATCGTTATTATTATTACTTAAACAGTCTATCAGCGAAGAAGGTAACCATACCCCCTACACCTGAAGCTATCATCATACCCATCCAAAAGCCTCCCTTGCTTTGATTAGCAAGCTCTAGGAGGCTCTTAACGTCCTTACTTAGATTATGTACTTCACACTGAAGAGACTCTACCTGAGCCTCTAAGCGACCGAACTCACGAGCTGAGACATCATCCATTTTAGATTACCCTGCCGTAGTCGGTTGTGTAGGCCAAACAATACCCCAAGGGAAGGACTCTTGAGCTGTGACATCACGTAGAGCTTGACGGTATGTAGCCCACGCTGCACCGTTCACAGGGGCATCAGTCAGCTGTGTCCAATCAGTCTCAGCCAGCTTCTTAGTACGCTCATCACGTACTGACTTGGCTTGCTCTGCGTCCTTAGCTGCGATAGCGTCAGCATCCATATCGGCAACGGAATACTTGGTAAACCACTGACCATTGACTTGCTCTACGCCATTAGCAAAAGCTGTTTGGTAGCGTGTAGGAGTAGCTTGTGGGCCTTCAAAGATCACAGAAGCACCCAAAGACTCTAGGACTTCAGTTGTTGTCGTATCCCATGATGGGCCACCATTGGCTTGTGTGTACGTACGGAACTCGCTCTCGTACATTACTTGTCCGTCATTAGTTCTGATTTGCATTGTTGTTCCTTATGCGATAGCCAAGAAGATGTAAGAGCCGCCTGAAGCATTCAAGGCATCAGGAGCTGCGCTGCTCAGTTCAAAGCCAGCGGAGTAAGGGTCGATGTAGTCAGTTGAACTTACTTCAGCAGCGGTTGCGTTAATTAGTAAATATGGGTCATTACCACTTACGATGCCTCTAGCTGTGTCCCAAACGTACCAATCAGCTACATCATCAATGCGCTTGATAAGCACAAACCGCGCCCCTGCCGTAAAGCCACAGTCGATCTGCTTAGTAGTTCCTGTACCTGTGTAGCTGCCTACTTTGGAAACACCAGCGCAGGTTGCAAAAAGGTAGGCTACATGGGAGCCGCCAGACTGATTTACTAAACCATTTGTACCAAGACTAAATACAGTTGCGGTTGGTGTTGTTGAATTCCACGAGGTTGGGCTAGAAGCATCCCTTGCATCTGTATTCAAATTTAAAATCTTATCATTACCTGCCGTTTGAGAATAAACACCCCAAGAAAAACCGGCGGTGCGGCTTTTGGTAATTATTAACTCAGGTACAGCTTGCAGGTTGTGTGTAACGGTAGTGTTTGTTCCCGTCCCTGTATAGCAAACCTCATCAAAGAATGATGGGGCGCGGAGGAAATTGTAATAAACAGAATTTGAAACAGCAAAATAGTCGGGTGTTTGGAATCCTGTGTTGTTCCA